TTCTGCTTATGCAACAGGTGCTGGAATCGCAACCACAGGTGGTGGCGGTACAGGATTAACAGTTGATGTTGTTGTCGCTGGTGGTGTTGTTCAGACTGTAGCAATCAATAATGCTGGTACTGGATACACAGTTGGTGCAACTGTAACAATCGTTGGTGGTGGTTCAAACGCAACCTTCACAGTCGATGCAGCAACTGGTGCTGTAACTGGTGTTACAATCAACGCTGGTGGTACTGGATATCTTGTAGGAGATACAATCACAGTTTCTGGTGGTGGTGCTGATGCAACATTCGACATCGCTTCTGTAACTGATACACAGATTGCAATCTCTTCTGTTAGTGACTGGTATACCAACACAGAAATTGCTGGTACTGGACTTAAGTTAAGTGCAATTGGTCCTCGTCCTGGTACATCTGCATTCGCTGCTGATAGAAGTCTTTCTGGAGACGAAGTACACATAGCAGTTATCGACACAACTGGTGATGTGTCTGGTGCTTCTAGCACAATCGTTGAACGTCTTACATATCTTTCAAAACTCTCTGATGCAAAATCAACTGAGGGTGGAAATGTGTACTACAAGTCAATCATCAACGCAGAATCTGGTTATGTCTATCATGGTTCTGCTTTAGCAACAACAGTTTCTGGTGCTGTATGGAACGCTGCTTCTGGTAGTGTATCTGGAGCACTTGCTATTGGTGGTGCTATTGAAACAACTCTCTCATCTGGTACAGATGACTACAGTTATACTGCTGGTGAGATTAGTGCAGCATACGATGAGTTTGCTGATAGTGAAAACACTAATGTTAACTTCATCCTTATGGGTGGATCATTAGGTAACGAAGCTGATACTAAGAGTAAGGCACAAAAGGTTATTGCTGTTGCTGCTGGTCGCAGAGACGCAATTGCATTTGTTTCTCCTTACAGAGGAAACCAAATCGGTACATCTGGTTCTCTAACTGCTAGACAGCAGAAGGACAATACTCTTGGATTCTTTAGTGGATTAACTTCCACATCGTACGGAGTATTCGATAGTGGATACAAGTACATCTATGACCGCTTTAACGATGTTTATCGTTACATCCCAACTAACGGTGACATTGCTGGTCTATGTGTGTCTACATCTACAGCATTAGATGACTGGTTCTCACCTGCTGGACTCAGCAGAGGTGGAATCCGTAATGCTGTTAAGTTAGCATACAACCCATCTAAGGCAGATAGAGACGAGCTCTATCAGAATAGAATCAACCCTGTTGTTTCTATTTCTGGAAGTGGTATTACACTCTTCGGTGATAAGACTGCTCTCGCTTCACCATCTGCATTCGATAGAATCAATGTTCGTAGATTGTTCCTCAACATTGAGAAGCGTGTAGAGAACCTTGCTAAGGGTGTTCTATTCGAACTCAATGATGAACTCACACGTTCAAACTTCAGTTCTGCTGTTAACTCTTACTTGAATGAAGTTCAAGCAAGACAAGGTTTAACTGACTTCTTGGTTGTTTGTGATACATCTAATAACACACCTGATGTTATCGACCGTAATGAGTTTGTTGCAGAATTATTCCTGAAGCCAACTCGTTCCATCAACTACGTAACAGTAACCTTTACTGCAACACGTACTGGTGTTTCGTTCGCTGAAGTAGTCGGACGCTAATTCGTTACACTAAATATAAACACAAAGGACAAGACTAATGGCAAACATAAGAAGTAACGTCTCAGATTTCCTGGCTAAGGTTGCTCAGGGCGTTAAGCCTAATATGTTTGAGGTGGAGATAAACTTTCCATCTCAAGATGCAGAAAGTTCAGTACTGGTTAACACGTTATGTAAGTCAGCTGCTTTACCTGCTTCAAGTTTGGGAACTATTGAAGTTCCCTTCAGAGGTAGAACTGTAAAGATTGCTGGAGACAGAACATTCGATAACTGGACTGCAACCTTCATCAACGATAAGGACATGAAGATTCGTGGCATGTTCGAGAAGTGGTTAAACCAAATGAATTCTCATAAGGGTAACACTGCTGAACTGTTTAACCCTGCTGCTGGAGATTCTAGATACAGTGCTGACATCTTTGTTACTCAACTAGAAAAAGATTCTGGTGATTATGGAACAAACTTAAGGAGATACAAACTCTGGTATGCGTTCCCAGTATCTGTTTCACAGATTGACCTTGCTTATGACAGCAATGATCAGATTGAAGAATTCTCAGTTGAATTCCAATATTCATATTGGACAGTTGAATCTACAGACGCAAAGAACTCTGACGCTATTGCATAATCAACTTTTTTCTATCGTATAAATACTTGCGTAGGAAAAAAATATTATTGTTATGAGTCAGTTATTTGGCTTTCAAATTAATAGGAAGCAGGAACGGAAGGGTCAGTCCCCCGTTCCTCCTTCTGCTGACGAACCCGTTGCAGTAGCTGCAGGGGGTTATTTTGGTACTTATGTCGATATGGACAACAGTGCCAGAGATGAGTTTGAACTCATTCGTCGTTACCGAGACATGGCACTTCATCCTGAAGTGGACAGTGCTGTGGATGAAATCGTTAATGAGTTCGTTGTTAATGACACAAATGATAGTTGTGTTGAAATCAATCTGGATAATCTTGATGTTGGTAAAGGAGTCAAGAATAAAATCCGTGATGAATTTGATTATGTAAAACGCTTACTAAATTTTGAAAAGAGATCTCATGAGATCATTCGAAATTTGTATGTAGATGGTAAACTAATCTACCACAAAGTAATCGACCTTGCTCAACCTAAGAAGGGCATTCTAGAACTACGTTACATTGATCCTCTTAAGATCAAAAAGGTCAGACAAAAACTTTCAAGTAATAATAGACAACTAACCCCAGACGAGAAGCAATCTGCTAAGGCATACGAGTGGGGTGAGTTCGTAGACTACTGGTTATATAATCCTAAAGGATACCTTAGAGGTGGTGCATTAGGTCCAGTTGGAGACATGTCCAACAATCAAGGTGTCAAGATGGCGGTAGACTCCATCACCTTTGTTAATTCTGGACTACAAGATTTAAACAAAAGACTTGTACTAAGTTTCTTACATAAAGCAATTAAATCCTTAAACCAATTAAGGATGATTGAAGATGCTTTGGTTATCTACAGATTATCAAGAGCACCTGAAAGAAGAATCTTTTACATTGACGTAGGTAATCTTCCAAAGGTTAAAGCGGAGCAGTACCTACGTGATGTGATGTCTCGTTACAGGAATAAACTAGTCTATGATGCAAAGACTGGTGAGATCCGTGATGATAAAAAGCACATGAGTATGCTTGAGGATTTCTGGTTACCTCGTAGAGAGGGTGGTCGTGGAACTGAGATCACCACCTTACCTGGTGGACAGAATCTAGGAGAGCTCAAGGATGTTGAGTATTTTAGGAAGAAACTTTATAACAGTCTCAATCTTCCTCCTTCCCGTCTCACAGATGATAACAAGGGATTCAATCTTGGTAAAACCACTGAAGTCCTTAGAGACGAGCTTAAGTTCACCAAGTTCATCGGACGTTTACGTAAAAGATTTGGAGAGTTATTCCACGACATTCTCAAGACGCAACTCATTCTTAAGGGAGTAATCACTCCTGAAGATTGGGATGATATGCAAGAGCATATCCAGTTTGACTATCTGTTTGATAATCATTTCAATGAGTTAAAAGAACTTGAAATGGTTACTCAGAGAATGGCAATGGTTACACAGATGGATCCATTCGTAGGTAAGTATTTCTCAATCGAACATATCCGTAGAGATATTCTACAACAGCAAGAGAAGGAATATAAAGAACTTGATAAGCAAATGAAGGCAGAGATCGCAGCAGGTCTTTCTATGGATCCAATCGATGTCACTACATTAGATACAATGGAGCGTCAGAACGTTGCTTATCAACCTGAAATAGATGCACAGTCACAGGACAATCAAGCTGCTTTAGATCAAGCAAGAGCAGACGATGACCATAAGAAAGAACTGCAAAAGATTAAGGCACAACCCAAGCCACAGTTAGCTTCCGCATCTAAACCTAAGAAAACAACTAAATAGTAAACACACTATGTAAATATTATGGCAGATCCAGTAATAACAGATCCAGTGGAGCAACCCCCAGAGGCAGTATTAGACACTGCTGATTTGATAGCGAATAATAAAAGAGCAGAAGCAATTGATGCTATTCAAGATCTACTTTATGCTCGTGCAGCAGATGCTATGGGTTCTTATAAGAAGACTGTAGCTAGCACTTATTTCGACGAACCAAAAGAGGTAGAGGAACCAAAGAATGAAACTGATAACGGAACAGATTGAAAACGTTAATGTAATTACCGAAGGTAAAGGTGATTCTAAAAAGTTGTATATTGAAGGAGTATTCCTTCAGTCTGAACTAAAGAATCGCAATGGACGTATGTATCCATTCTCAGTTCTTGAGAAGGAAGTTAGCAGATACAATGAGGAGTACATTAAAACATCACGTGCTCTTGGTGAGTTGGGTCATCCTGATGGTCCTACTGTTAACCTCGACCGTGTTTCCCACAGAATCACATCTCTTTCTGCTGAAGGTACTAACTTCGTCGGAAGAGCACAAATCTTAGACACCCCGATGGGTCAAATTGCTAAGTCACTCCTTGAAGAAGGTGTGAAATTAGGAGTTTCATCTAGAGGTATGGGTTCAATAGATAAGCGTGAAGACGTTAATGTCGTCATGGATGATTTCATGCTTGCTACAGCAGCAGATATTGTTGCTGATCCCTCCGCACCTGATGCATTCGTGAATGGAATCATGGAAGGCAAAGAGTGGGCTTGGGATAATGGAATACTTAGGGAGACTAAGGTTGCTAAATATAAGAGTTACATTGACGATGCAACTCGTCACAACCTAGAGGAAAGAACACTTCAGGTGTTCAATAACTTCCTACAAGGCTTGTAATTAATAAATAAACATAGATAATTCATCAATTTACGGGAAGACTTAAAATGTCAGACATGTTAAACGAAAAGTTTGAGGAATTCGCATCTGAGCAGAAGGATGTTCTCAAAGAATACCAAGATCCTATGCCTACAGTTACCGCAACTGTAATTCCTGGTACAGGTAGCGACCCAACTCAGGTTTCGGGTGATCCCCAACAGAAGAGTAGCGGAAAGGATGAACCATCTGGTTCCGATCCTAAAGTTCCAGAGGCAGTTGCTAATGGACAGTCTAGAAATGACTTAGGTGGAAGTTCCTCACCTCCTCTTCATGCTAAAAAAGAAAAGGGTGAAGAAAATCCTGGTGCTAAAGCATCTGCACCTATCTCTCAAGATAGTAGTGCATCATCTCCATCTGGTAAGGGTGGTGACGAAGCTGGTGCTAACTCACTCGGTGCTGAGATTACTCACGGAACTTCTAAAGGTCCTGATGTCCAGTATCCTATCAAACCATCGTTCGAAGAAGTTGAATTATCTGACGACGTAAAAGCCCTCCTTGAGGGAACAGAACTCTCTGAAGAGTTTGCTGACAAAGCCAAGACAATCTTTGAGGCTGCTGTTAAAGCAAAACTTAACGAAGAGTACGACAAGCTTGTAGAGCACTTTGCCAAACAAACTGAAGCAAAACTCGCTGCTGCTAAGGCAGACCTTAACGAGGAAGTGAATGGCACAGTTAACTACGCCGTGAATCAATGGCTCGAAGAGAACCAACTCGCTGTTGATCGTGGAATCAGAAATGAGATTACAGAAGACTTCATTGCAGGTCTTAAGAATCTCTTTGAAGAGCACTACATCTCTATCCCCGATGATAAAGTGGATGCGGTAGAGAGTATGGCTGAATCAATTCGTGAAATGGAAGGACGCTTAGACGAACAGGTCAAAGCTAATGTGAAACTTCAGAATCGTCTTAACGAGTCTGCAAAAACTGTAATTCTGAAACAAGTTTCAGAAGGATTGGCAGAAACTCAGAAGGACAAATTATCAGCTCTCGCTGAGGGTGTTGAGTTTAAATCTGAGGAAGAGTATTCCAAGAAACTCAATACAATTAAGGAGTCATATTTCCCTAAAGAAAAGGCTCAGGTCAGCGAAGTGTCTGACGAAACTCCAGTTGAAGCAGAAGACATGTCACCAGCAATGGGATCATATCTAGATGCATTGAATCGCTGGAATTGATTTATATAATTAACACACATTTCTAAAAGAGTATAAACAAATGTTTAATGCACAAGCTCTCACAGAAAAGTGGTCACCTGTTCTAAGTCATGAAGGGTCTACTCCCATCAAAGACAATTATAGAAAGGCTGTTACTGCTGTACTGTTAGAGAACCAAGAAAAATTCTTACGTGAAGAGCGTGGGATGTTAAGCGAGGTAGCAGTTAACTCTGCTGGTGCTATCGGAGTAAACGCACTTTCTGGTAGTGGACTCGACACTAAAACTGGTGGATTAGCAGGTTTCGACCCTGTACTCATCAGCTTGATTCGTCGTGCGATGCCTAACCTAGTTGCATATGATATCTGCGGTGTTCAACCAATGAGTGGTCCTACAGGACTTATCTTCGCAATGAAGGCGCATTACGAAACACGTACTGGCCCCGAAGCACTATTCAACGAGCCAGATTCAAACTTCTCTGCTGGATCAGACGCAAGTAAGGGTGCATACAACCCTGCTAACGATGCAACAGATGGTTCGAACCCTGCGCTTCTTAACGATGCTTCTCCAGGAACATACGAGCGTGGCGTTAAGCCAATGGCAAGAAACGTTGCTGAAGAATTGGGTGAAACAACTCAGTTCCGTGAGATGGCATTCAGCATTGAGAAGACTGCTGTGACTGCACAGTCCAGAGCCCTCAAAGCAGAGTACACCTTAGAACTTGCTCAAGACTTGAAAGCAATTCACGGTCTTGATGCAGAGCAAGAACTTGCTAACATCTTGTCTAGTGAGATCCTTGCTGAAATCAACCGTGAGGTTGTACGTACTGTATACACAATTGCAAAACCTGGTGCTGCTAACAACGTAGCAAACGCTGGTCGTTTTGACTTAGACGTAGACAGTAATGGAAGATGGTCAGTTGAGAAATTCAAAGGACTGATGTTCCAAGTTGAAAGAGATGCCAACGCAATCGCACAGGAAACTCGTAGAGGAAAAGGGAACTTCATCGTCACATCTGCTGACGTTGCTAGTGCTCTTGCTATGTCTGGTACTCTAGACTACTCTTCAGGTCTTACTGGTGCTGGTGGTCCTTCCATCGGTGAAGTCGATGACACTGGAAACCTACTTGTAGGTACAATGAACGGACGTATTAAGGTATACGTTGATCCTTATTCTGCAAACATTGCTGACAAGCATTACTACGTTGTAGGATACAAAGGAACTTCTCCTTATGACGCAGGTCTGTTCTACTGTCCTTATGTTCCTCTCCAAATGGTAAGAAGCATAGGTCCAGACACCTTCCAGCCCAAGATTGGATTTAAGACACGTTATGGCATGGTTGCAAACCCATTTGTAACACAGGCTAACGGTACACCTGATGCAGAAACACTTACTGCTAACAGGAACCAGTACTACAGACGTGTTCAGGTTGAGAACCTAATGTAAATTTTGGTCACGAGATCAGAACGAAGGGGAGCCTAAGGGTTCCCCTTTTTTATTAAATATAGTATAATATGATTACATGAGCCCACCTTATGAATGGTAGACTTAGCAAAGTTGACATGACATCTAGACTTTTAAAAATCAAAAACGGTATTGCCAATAAACAATGGCATCGTGAATGGGATGATAAAGAAAGATGGGCAGCACAACAAGCACTAAACGACGCACTGGACATTCTCGATGAATATCATTACTAAACCTCACGTTAAGGATCAGTACATTGAACCAGGTACTGTACTAACAGAAGAAATAATCAATCTAAGAGCATTCTTGCTCGGATCTTTTTGGCGTAACGAAATTACTATCACAAATAAGGTATACCGATTCTGTGATCACTGGATTATTAATAATGATCTAGACATTGCATCCAAAGAAAATGCAGACACATTAATCAAGGAGTCTTATGATACTTTTAAGTAGTTACTTCAGCGACGATGAAGTACGCCACGCAAAAGTATTTCGAATAGAAGATTTTGATCAGAGACCTTATCAATTTAGAGTATTCACTACTGATTCTGATCAGGAAGATTCTAAAGACTTTATACATACAGATGAAGCAGAAAATTTTGCTGAAAACTGGGTACTCAATGTTTAATGAATCCAATCTATAAATTATTGATGGGTCTGGGAATACCAGGCACAGTAGCATCTGTAGTATTGCTTTACAATGCTATGAAGAAGAAAGCAACTAAGGTTACTTTTGATGATGACGATGACGATGATTTCGGTGGTCCTGGTGAAGGTCCATATTGGTGGTACACTAAATAGTAAGTAGCTTGGGAAGTTGATGTGGCTGCTGAATGGTATAAAGAACAACCTGTAAATAGAAACTATCTATCTCCAGTAGGGTTTCAGTTTGATCTGGAACTCTTTTCGGGGGTGGATTTTTTCTGTCAGTCAGTAAACCTTCCTGACATTACAATGACTGTTGCTGAGATTCCTAACAAGTTTCGATCCATACCTATAGCAGGTAGTGGTGGTGTACAGTTTGGTGATTTAAACGTTACCTTTCTGATAGATGAAGATCTCAAGAACTACATGTCTATTCAAAATTGGATCAGGCAATTCGGCCTCACAGAAGGTCATTCATCTGGGTTGGATACAAAATCAAGGGGAACCTTACAGGTACTTACCTCCTCTTTTAATGGAAATTTCTACGTTAACTTCGAAGAACTCTTCCCCGTCGGATTGACAGGTGTTAACTTTGATGCAACTCCATCTGATATCGATTATGTAACCGCAACCGCAACATTCAAATACACAAGATATAAAGTACAGACAGAAACTGGCACTGATTTATGAATTTTGAAACCCTTCGTAATAAATTTGACAAACTAAAAGCAGAGTGGGCAGAAGATAGTCACGTAGACTTTCAATTTAAAAACAAAGAGTACAGTGCTGATCTAGGTCAGTTGGCTCTTGATATTCCATTTTGCCATAATAAATACTTAAACCACTATACAGATATCTCACAATTAAGAACCTCATTAGAGTTTAAACTCAGGAAACTGATTAAAGATAAGCGTGAGTATTATGGAGGTGAAGCTGACGCTAAAACTTATGCCGAACAACCTTTTGGAGGCAGGATCTCAACTCAAGATAAGATGAAAGTCTATGTAAATTCTGATGATGAAATCATCAATCTAGAGTCAAAGATTAAGTACTTAGATTCAATGATTTATTGGTTGGATCAAGTTATGAAACAAATTTCCAATAGAGGATTTCAGATTAAGAGTGCTATCGAGTGGGAGAAATTTATTAATGGACAGTAATGACACACCTCTCAGTAAAGAAAAAGAACGAGGTCTATGTTACCATAGAATCTCCAGAAGAACATGTCCATAGGGAGCTAGCAGACTACTTCACATTTGAAGTTCCCGAAGCAAAGTATTTAAAAAAGAATCCTAGATATAGACACTGGGATGGAACCATACGTCTATACTCCCCTGCCACTGGTGATTTGTATGCTGGATTATTCACGCATCTAAAAGGTTTTGCCTTTGATCGTGATTATTCCATGGAACTAAAAAAGGATGACTGGTATGGTCATCCTCTTGAAGTAAATGATTTTGTATCACCTGGTGGAATCAAAGTCTTTATGGATAGTATCACTCATGTGAAACCTAGAGACTATCAGTATGCAGCAGTATACTCAGCAATAAAAAACAATCGTAAGTTGCTACTTTCTCCTACGGGATCTGGTAAGTCTCTTATGATTTATTCCCTCGTCAGATACTATTGCGCCACCAGAAAGAAGACGCTCATCATCGTCCCTACTACGTCCCTCGTAGAACAAATGGTCAATGACTTCTGTGACTATGGTTGGAATGCGGATGATCATGTTCATAAAATATATGGTGGTAAGGATAAGGTAACTGATAAACCTGTCATTATATCTACTTGGCAATCGATCTACAAATTTCCTAAGAGATATTTTGACGATATAGAATGTGTTATTGGTGATGAAGCACATCTATTCAAAAGCAAATCACTGACTGGCATCATGACTAAATTGCATAATGCTAAGTACAGGTTTGGTTTCACTGGTACTCTGAATGGAACTAAGACTCACAAGTGGGTGCTTGAAGGTCTCTTTGGTTCCTGTGATCAAGTAACTAAGACAGATGATCTCATCAAAAGTGGTTACCTGTCTAAGTTTAGGATCAAAATCCTACTTTGTAAACACCCTCCTCAACATTTTGAAACCTATCATGATGAGATGGAGTACCTGATTAGTCACAAGGGTAGGAATAATCTAATCAAAAATCTAGTCAAGGACTTACATGGTAATACCCTTGTTCTTTTTAATTATATCGAGAAGCATGGAGAACCTTTATTTGAAATCATAAATAATTCTGTAGATGAGCAAAGAAAAACATTCTTTGTTTACGGTGGAACGGAAGTGGAAGATCGTGAAGAAGTTAGATTACTTACAGAGCAAGAAAACAATGCTAT